TTTTGATTTACTCTCCTAATAAAAAAGGTAGTGAACAAATCGAGGATACTGGTCGGCATAGGTTGTATAAGGCGTTTATTTCAAAAGCATTTCCTAAAGCAGAAATGTTTATTGATGATCAAGGTGAAGAAATAATATTTAAATTAAAGTAGATGCGTATATCGGTTATTATAATGGTTATATTGTGTATTACATCGTGTAGTACCACATCAAACATGCAATGTGATGAGATGTATGGGATTGATTATGATTGCGATATACCACAAAAAAACTCATATGCTATAGATAGGGATTATTACCCAAATGTTCAATCTATTTATTATTATCCTCGCTATACTCGCATTATTCGTCCCACAACGCAACCTCTTCCCCATAGTGAGCAAAAAACCGTAATATCTAAAAAGCGGCCTTCGATCGTAAGAACAACTCGTGGTAGTGAGTAAAGTATATACGGAGATATAGGAGGGGGAGTGGTGTTAAGTTAGGTTTTTTGGATATTTATTATTATGGCAACATCCTATACAAGATTACAATTAAGAAGTTTTCAAACATCTTCTGCTGATTTAACTGCTCAAGCATATACTTTTACTTTAGCAAATAATAATTCTTCTACTGCATATTTTGCTATGGAAGGAACCCGATATTGGGATGGGGCTAAATTTGTTTATAAAACATTATTCCCTTCTGCCTCTATATCAACATTAGTTAATTGTACTGTAGTGAGTGGATCTACTAATGCTGCTTTTATAATTGATCCTAATGCTACTGCTACTTTTGCTTTTACTCCTACTGCTACTATAGCTAAAGAGCAAATGCAATTTTCAGCTCCTAATGCCCAAATATTTAGTTTAGGAGATGCAACAGCTTCCGGTTCATTACTAGGTGTAGATTTAGCTATTACCCCTTAAGAAGGGGCGTCATATTAAAGTCATATTAAAATTTGGCTCCACCGGAGATCGTTCGTATATTTACGGGGTAAGGTTGCGGGCGAATCGCAGCTGTAATTTAAATTTTTAGTTATGAGTGATTTAATGTTTTCAGCGACTGTAAAAGATGTTCAATTCTTGAACGACGAGCAAATTAAAGAAGTTTGCCCAGTTGCATTTTCTGAGAGTGCTAGTAGTGAAGTTTCAAAACACTACACACACATTCCAACCAATCAAGTAATTGATGATATGCGTAAGCTAGGTTGGGGGGTTATTGAAGCGAAACAAGTTGCAGCTCGAAAAACAGCAACAGCAGGTTTCCAAAAACACATGATGATTTTCCGCCATCCAGATTTGATGGTTGAAGGAAAAGATGGTGATAATGTTTGGCCTCAAATCATCATGACTAATTCCCATGATGGTAAAAATTCATTCACGTTCCAAGCAGGAATGTATCGATTTGTTTGTTCAAATGGATTGGTAATTGCCGATGAAGAGTTCGGTTCAATGAAAATCCGTCACATGGGTTATGATTTTGATACTTTGCGTGAAACTATTAGTGAGATGGTAGATAAGTTGCCTCTTACAGTTGATAGTATGAATAAGTTTAAAGCCACTACACTTGATAAAAATCAAAAGTATGATTTGGCTCGTAAAGCACTTGAGACACGATTTAAAGTTCAAGAAAACCAGAAGGTTGACCAGCTTTATAAGATTGATCTTGATGAGTTTCTTACCCCAGTGCGTAAGGAAGATGCAGGAGATGATTTGTGGAGTGTGTTTAACCTCGTACAAGAGCGTGTAGTTACAGGAGATTTTGATTACGTTTCCGGTGCTAAAATGCGTAAAGCTCGTGAGATTAAGAACTTTAAGCAGGATTTGAAAGTAAACCAAGAGCTCTTTGAGGTAGCGAAAGAATTCGCAGCATAAGAGCAATGCCATGTTGATTGGAGGGGGAGGATGTTAACCTCCCCCTACTTTTAATTTAATTTTACTAAATGCCTAAAAATACAAATCCATATACAATGAAAACAAAAGATGTAGTTCAAATGATTCTATCTAAAGCTGATGATTATGAGCTAAGAAATGAAGTAAGGGCTGAAGCAATAGCGATTTTAAAGGAGAATCCTAATATAGATACTGGGTCTGCTTATTTGATGGCTGCTATAGAATGGGATGTAGCATGAAAAATTATTGGACTTATAATACTACTATAGGAGATCTTGAGATCAACTATATTTATAAATGATATGGACATTAACAAAATTTTTGGGGCATTTAATTCTGATAAAGAAGATGATGGGGTAGATATCCCAACTCCTGATTTTGTTAAAAAGATGTTAGATGAAAATCATCCTAGATATTTTATTGGGATGTTTTCTAAACTCATTAATAATAATCTTTCTTATCAAAAGGGTTTAGTTAAAATGTTTAAGGAAGCTGATCCTTCCTTTGATGTAGACGGTGTAGAAAAAGCAGGCCGTTACATGTTATTTAATAGAGCATGGGAATATGTTAATAAATTTGATCTTAATGATCCGTATTCCCAACACATATTAGAAGATATTTCTAATAAAGAAGAATCATATAAAAATTTAAAGAAGGCATTGAACACATCAATGCAGTATTTTGAGGAGCAAGAAGAATATGAAAAGTGTGCTTTTCTTAAAAAACTACTTGATTCCCCAAATCTTAATTCGTAACTTCAGTTTTAAACCACTTAAAAATGTATTTTAGACAACACATCCAGAGAAAGCTCGAAAATCTCGAAGCTAAATTAAAGCATATTGAATTCCATAATGGAAGAGGAAATAGCCAAGAAATTAATAACGTAAAAGTAGAGTGTGAGGAATTAGTTGAGGAAATCAAGGCTACGGTAGACCGTGAACCTATGACCCCAAACGAACAAAACCGAGTATAATGCTTACAGCCGAACAAATCCAAGCTAATTGGGAAGAATTCTGCAAGAATATTACAGGTCACATTACAGGTGATAGAAAGAATAAACTTATTGAATTTTATAAAAAATATGAGGACCGCATTATGATAATGCCAGCTGCTCATAAAAAAGAATATCATAATTCATTCCCAGGAGGATATGTTGAACATGTTAATCGAGTAGTTCGATGTGCTCTTAAACAATCCAAATTATGGGAAGAAGAAGGAGCAGATATGTCTACTTTTACTAATGAAGAACTTGTTTTTTCTGCTATTAACCATGATCTTGGTAAGATGGGGAATGAGGAACATGAATCTTATATCCCTCAAACTGATAAGTGGAGGAAAGACAAGTTAGGGGAGGATTACATGTTTAATAAACAAGTTCCATTTGCTTCAGTTCCCGATCGAGGTTTATTTATGCTTCAGTCACATGGTGTCTCGTATACTTTCAATGAGATGTTAGCAATCCAAACTCATGATGGGTTATATGATGAAGCTAATAGTAAGTACCTTAAGGCATTTATGCCCGAACAAAAACCACGAACTTCTTTACCATTTATTTTACATCAGGCCGATTTAATGGCAGCTCGTATCGAATTTGAACGTGAGTGGTTACCTAAATTTAAAAATTCCGTGCCTATCCAGGCAGAAAATTTTACATTGACGAAAGAAGCTAGAAAGTCCACAAAAGATAAAGCACTTTCCCAACTTGAAAGTAAAGGTCTTAAAGATTTATTTGATAAGCTATGATAGAAACAGTAGTAATTAGTGTATTAAGTGTATTGGTTGTAGCCTTAGCGTTTACTACCATTAACCTTTTACGCAAAAACGAAAAGCAAGAAGACATATTGGCAGGATATATAACATACCTTGACCAATTCAGTAGAATAATAGAATTTTCGGATGAAAAGATGAAGAAAATTGATGAGAAGGGAATATTTAAAAGCGATGATGAAATCGGTTTTATGTATGAACAAATTAAAGATCTCCAGAAAATTCTATCTAATTTCAGGATAGATAAATTATGAGCACATTACCCCCTAGAAAAAGGAAGAAGAAGACAAAAAACCAATATTTTACTCAAGAAACAGAAGACGCTATTGTTAAATACAATGGCTCTTCTGATCCCGAAGAAAGGAGTGAAATTTATCGTACAGGCATCCATTATGGGTTTTTTAAACTTACCGAAAATATAATTCATACTTTCAAATTTTATTATACAGAAGTAAATGAAATTGAACACCTCCAACACGAGGTGATAACATTTTTATTAAGTAAAATCCATTTATTTGATCCTACACGGGGGGCAAAAGCATTTTCATACTTTGGTACGATTGCTAAACGGTATTTGATTATACAAAATACTAAAAATTATAAGAAAAGGGTAGACAAAGCACCAGTTGAAGAATTATATCATAATTTAAATTATTCATATGATATGGATTATGATCCTATGGAAAAAGATAATGATTCACTTTTTATG